CATATATCGGTTGCCAGGTATGCAGAGGCCATGAGTGAATACCTTGCCGACTTTGTTAAGAAAGATCTCTTTCAGCCTCTGGAGGAGAGCCATAAGAAGGAGTCTGTATCAAGCTTCGGTTTGGTAAAATTTTCTGAAAAAAGAAATGCCAACATGTATTATGGGGGTATAATCAACGACGAGGGGTTACTTGCCCTTTGGAATCTCATAAACAAATAATAGACGACATAAAAGGAGTTGCTATGAGTATCGTAAGAATTTTTGACGAAGGTGAAGCCGAGAACCAAGAGAGCCAGGATTCTGCCTGGTGCATGAATGATGTAAAAGAGTATGTGAAGACGTATATGGTTTACGATCAGCAGATCAAGGATCTTCAGGAATCTAGAAGGGAGTGGTCTGCAGATGTTATTAAGGAGAAGAATCTTCCGAAGAAAGAACTGACACAAGCCCTTTCTGCTGCAAAAAAAGAGCTTGACATGGAAGTTGTGAATGATATATATGACAATATATCAGGGATATGCTGCCCCGAATAAACCAGTGCGGCCTGTTTTCTTTCGACCCATATAGATAGTTATAGATTTAGTAAAATTGTATTAGGAGAATAAATGAGCAAGGGCATGTTCGTATCGTTGCATAATCATACAGAGTTGGGTTCGCCACTAGACGGAATGAATGACACATATGACCTCTTTAAGAGGGCGAGGGAGGTTGATCATCCGGCGGTAGCGGTTACTGATCACGGAACTTTAACTGCTCTTTATGATGCCTATCTTGCCAGTCAGCAGACTGGAGTTAAATTGATTCCAGGCATGGAGGCTTATTTTGCAGATGATCTTAGTACGAGAAAAAATTATCATTTAGTATTGCTGGCTCAGAATGAGGCAGGTTATAGAAATCTTCTAAATATAAATTATTCAGCATTTCAAAACCAAGTATCTGGGTATATGGGGAAGAAGACCCCTCGGGTATCATGGGAACATATAGAGAAATATAATGAGGGTATTGTCGCACTTACTGCGTGTTCAAATGGCTTGATAGCAAAGACCCTCATAACAGATAATGATGAAGAGAGGGCTGTGTGCCATATCAAGAGGATGAATGCTATCTTTAAAGATAGATTCTTTCTGGAGTTACAGCCTCATGCTCTATATGACGTGTCAAAAAATGGCAAAGAAGTTAATCAGCAAAGGCTAAACGAGTCTCTATTAAGATTGTCTGCTGATATGGGCATTCCTTACGTCATCACTTGTGATGCTCATTACAGGGATAAGGAGCACGCAAAATATCACGACTTCATGTTAGCCATAAAAGACAAGAAGGCAGTGGATGACCCTGACAGATTCAGGTATGGCGTACAAGACATGTATCTAAAGACGCACGAAGAAATTACAGACTTCTTTGGAAGAGAGATTGCTGAAGTTGGGATGAAAAACTCTTTACTAATTACGGAGTCTTGCAGTGAGCCTCATTACATAAAGCCTCAGGGAGCAAAGCTTCCTTCTTTTGCAGCATCGCTGGAGCCAGATTACGATGAGTTTTCAGAGTGGAAAGAAAAGAGTCGCTCTACTATCTCTGAGGATAAGTCGTATCTTCGGTATAAGTGTATAGAGGGGTTTAAGGAAAAGCTCACTCATCTTTCTAAGGATGAGCGTGAAGAATATTGGGATAGAGTCAAGATGGAGCTAGGTGTTCTTGAGGATAAGAATTTTTCTTCATATATGCTGATAGTTGCAGATTATGTAAATTGGGCAAAAGATAGGATGCCAGTAGGTCCAGCCAGAGGAAGTGCTGCAGGATCGCTTGTTGCTTATTTAACTGGAATTACAGATATCGACCCAATAAAGTATGAGCTAATTTTTGAAAGATTTCACAACAATAAGAAGGAGTCCTTTCCCGACATAGATACAGATTTTTCAGATCCAGCTTTAGTTAAAGAGTATATCAAAGATAAGTATGGAGAAGACAAAGTAGCGTCCATTTCAAACTGGAGCACCTTATCTCCAAAGGTTATAATAAAAGATGTGGCAAGAAGCCTTAGGTTGGGCGGAGACAAATCTTCTGCATTTAAGATTGCAAACAAGATAACGTCTATAATGCCTGACGCCAAAAATTTATCTTCAGCTATGAGGGATAGCTCTCAGTTCTCCGAATATATGAGGAAGTATCCAGAATTATTAGAGTATGGGGAAAAGCTTCAGAATTTAACTAGAAATTGGTCAGTTCACGCAGCGGGAGTTGTTATTGGAAGTGAGCCGCTTAGTGACTCTATTCCGCTTAGAATAGATGATGAAGGACACGTTGTAACTCAGTGGGAGAAAACAAGGTGCGAAGATAACGGCCTTATTAAGATGGACCTATTAGGCTTAAAGACGTTAACAGTTATTGACAATACTTTTAAGTTAATAGAGGAGACTTTAGGCAAAAGGTTATCTATAGAAGATATAGATTTAAACGATAAGGATGTATATAGAATGATCGGAAGGGGAGATACTTCTGGAATATTTCAACTAGAGTCATCTCTAACTCCATTCTGCAAAAAGCTCAAGCCCTCTTCTATCGAGGATATAAGCGCAATTAACGCTATAGGCAGACCGTCCTGTTTGCCTGCTGAGAGAAAGCGGTACGCCAAAAGAAGGCTGGGTTTAGAGCCTGTAACTTATGATCATCCCACCTTGGAGAGGGCCTTAAGTAAGACTTATGGAGTCTTAGTTTATGAGGAGCAAGCATTATTTATTGCCCAGGATTGCGCTGGTTGGGATTTAAATCAAGCAGATGCCCTTAGAAAGATTAGCAAACTCAAAGGAAAGGATCCAAAGCTTGTCTTGAGAACGGAAGCTTCTTTTATAAAAGATTGCATGGCTTATTCTGAGATGACATATGAGACAGCTAGTTTGATCTGGAAAAAGTATATCGAGCCACTTGGAGGGTATGCATTCAATAAATCTCATTCTATATCCTATTCTCACATATCATTTTATACAGCTTGGTTGAGGTGTCACTATAAGACACAATTCATGTGTGCCCTTCTTAATTCTGAAGACGCAAACAGTGATAAGGCGCAGGAGTATTTGGCTGAATGTAAAAAAATGAGAATAAAGGTATCTCCTCCTCATATAAATAATAGCTCAGGACAATACGGCGTACTAAAAGATGGAGAGATATCTACAGGTCTTTCGGCAATAAAAGGTGTTGGGGAAAAGGCTATTTATAGCATAACAAATATGCAGCCATACAGAGATTTTGCGGAACTTTTAACTAAAAACGAATCTAAAACTGTAGGAAAGACTGTAATCCAGTCGCTGGTAAAGGCTGGGGCTTTAGACTGCTTTGATAGAACCCGCAAAGATATGCATGACAATTATCAAAAGTATAGGTCCAAAGCAAGGAATGCTATAAGAAAATCTACAGAGGCAATTGCCACAACTCACAATGCTGCTTTTAAAAAGCTGTCTAAAGATGAAAAAGCAGAGCTCATGAAGGATCATGCTATAGATGTTTTATCAGATGAGTTTCGTGAGATTATATCAGCAATAGATTTTGACACTCCTGAAGAAGAGTGGGACAGAAAAGAAATGCTTCTCTTTGAAAGAGAGGTTCTCGGCAGGGCCATAAGTGGCAGTTTGCACGAAGTCTTTAGGAGCTTTTTTACTGGAGGCACAATGGTAACCCCCCTCTCTCAGGTTGCTAGCTTAAATGAGAATACAAGAATTAAGGTTGAGGCTATAATTAAAACTAAGATAAAGGAATTTTCAATAAAAAATGGTAAAAATATAGGTAAGAAGTTTGCAAAATACCTCATCGAGGATGTAAACGGAGATACTTGCGGCTTAACTTTATGGGCAGATGATTATGAGAGATATAGGACAATGCTGAGAGATGGACTGCCAATAAAAGCAATATGTAAAGTTAATAGTTATTTAGACCAAAAGGATCTAGCCTTATCTAATTTAGAAAGAATTTACGGGAGAGATATATGATTAATTGTAGACAATGTGATTTTTTAATAAAAAATTCGATGCGCCATGCGCTTATAAATAATTGCTGCCCAGCATGTGGGGCTGCAGTTCTCGGAGAAACTCATACGCAGAGAATGCGTATGTTTAAGCAGAGGCTGCTACAACAGGAGTTTGCTCAGAGCTTATCTAGCGACCTTGTGTTTGATATAACTCTCTTTATGCTCCTTGAATTTTCACCAATAAAGTCTGAAAAAGATGATGATTCTGAAAATACAAGTACAGGCGACACAGAACAGCTTGTTGAGGATGATTATGAAAAAATTAGAGAGGAAATAAGAGAAGAGGTGTTGAGCAGACCTGAAGAGTCAGGGGAAGACTTAGATGAGGACCTAAAGATAGCTAGATTAAAAAGGCTCGCAAAGGAAGGGGCGGTAAAACGTCCTGGAGCTTCAGTGCGGAGACTTGGAAGTGATTAGGGCTGTTGATAATAAAAGGCTTGATTTGAATGCAGAAGAATATAAGTATTATTTGAGCTTAACCGAAAACTTTGGCGACCAGGACTTTGTAGGACTATTTACTACAGATAAGAATGGGCAGATAACAAGCATAACTCCCCCAATAGATAGGCAGATATCTCTTGGTGTTATATTTTTCATTCTAAACGTAATGATGAATCAACGATTAAGGGCCCTCGGATCTTTGATCGAAAAAAATGAAGAAAAAGTTGCCGAAAGTTGTTCTGGGGATAATATACGGGAGAGGCTTGAGCGGGTCGAAGAGCAGCTACAAGCAATTTTAGGAGAAAAGACATAATGAGCAATTTATACGATAAGGTTTCTATCTCAAATTTTTCAATTGAAAATATTGATATTTCTGGAATAGAAGAGGTTATTAACCACTTGCCTAAAAATGGGGTCGTTGATCCTAATATTGCGGAAAAAGGCCTCCTCTATACTTTGGAAGGCCAGAATTTATGTCAAGAGAAGATTGTTCAAGTTGATCGCTGGATTGGACAGCTTGATTCTTCAAAAAATAAAGCTTGGTCTCAAGCGGCTTTAACCAAGTCTAAGGAGGCTGGTTATAAAACCGTGAAAGACAAAGAGTGGTTTGCCCAAGCTGATGATAATTATATAGAAGCTTGTAACGAACTTGTTTTGGCCAAGGCCTGTAAGAAATGGCTTGAAAATAAAGCCAGTTATTTTTTGGCATGGCATTATGCGCTAAAAACTTTTCTACGGAGAGATTATTCCATTGAAAGTGCTAGTGGAGTTGGGTATAATATAGGGCAGACTAACCCCGAGCCCTTTCCATCGTCAACAGGATCAAATCAAGACGATTTAGATATTGGTGGGGATGATATTGAGTGGGGTTGATGTTTTTAACAATATGTGGTAAATATCGCAATGCAGCGAAAAATAGTCCACAAAACGTGACAAGGTCACACAAAGGAGAAAGATAATGTCAGATATGGTATTTGGTGAAGTAGATTGGAATTCTGCGGATTCCGGAACAACGAAATCTAATTTTATGCGATTAGAAGAAGGGGAGAACCTCGTTAGAGTTATGGGCAATCCCGTTCAGTTTTACATTCATTGGGTAGTTACCCCAGACGGCTCTCGCCGGAAGGTTAACAGCCCCGTGGATAGCCCTGAGCTAATCCGCAGGTTAGAGGACTCTGGTTTTAAGCGTCAAGCTAGATGGCTTGTAAAGGTTCTTGATAGAACTGATGATGAGTTTCGCGTGTTAGAGGTTGGTCCTCAGATTTATAACGGAATTAAGTCGCTTTACAACAACTCTAGATGGGGGAAGGTTACCCAGTATGATCTCTCGATCAACAAGGGGCCGAAGGGAACTCAGCCTTTGTACGGCGTGACTCCGAATCCCAAAGAGGCATTGTCCGGGGACTTCAAGGCGAAGTTCGTGGACTTCAACGACAGAGTTGATGTAGACAAGGTAATTACACCTGCTACAGCCGCTGAGGTTTGCGAAGTTATGGGATGGTCTGTATCAGAGTCCGTAGCTACCAATGAAGCTGCTTCAGAAGAGGACTTTGACTTTGATTTTGAATAAAATCTAATCAATATAATTAGGGCGCATAGAGTAAAATCTTTATGCGCCCTTTTTATATTATGATTAAAGTTTTAGGATTAGACATATCTTCTGCAACTATTGGCTGGGCCATATTGAATATGGCAGATGGAGAGGTATCGCTTTCAGAGTATGGCCATATATCTCCGCCTAAGAGCAAGGCCGGAAGCCTTACCTTTAGGGCGAGTAAAGCTTTTGATGAAGTTTTAGAGTTAATCGCTGAAAAAACTCCAGAAATAGTTGTCGTAGAGTCTTATGCGAATAAATTCCCTGCAGGAAGAAGTACTGCAAGGACTATAATTGTTTTATCAGTTTTCAATGAAGTTGTGTCAATGGCTGCACTTAGATCCTTAGACAAGGATCCTATCAGATATCCTGTTACGACAATTAGGTCGAAACTTTCGAGACTTGCCGGTAAAAAAATTTCTTCAAAGGAAGAGTGTTTTGAATTTATATGTGATTACTTCTCAGCCTTTACGGTGAGGAAAAATAGAAATGATAATATAACAAAAGAATGTTTTGATGAGGCGGATGCAATAGCTGCAGCGACAGCATACTATGTGAAGGAAGTTTTGGGAGAGTAAAATGGCTAAAAAGCTAACATATTCAAAAGAAGGAAGGGAGCTGCTTCTCTCAGGTGCCGAGAAGTTAGCAAAAACGGTTGGGGTTACAATGGGCCCCCAGGGGAAAAATGTGATTCTCGGCAAGTTTGTAGGGGCTCCGGTATTGACGAAGGACGGCGTTACGGTTGCCAGGGAGGTATCCTTAGATAATCCCGTTGAGGAGCTTGCCTGTCAGCTTATAAAGGAGGCGGCAGGAAGGACTGCTGCGGTAGCCGGAGACGGAACGACCACCGCCACGGTATTAGCACATGAAATATTTAAATTAGGAAATGAACTTATAAGTAGTGGGTATAGCCCTCTTCTTTTCAGAAGAGGTCTTGAGTGGGCAACTAAGGCTGTTCTGGCGAATCTTGATGAGTTGACTAAGCCAGTCAATGGCTATGAGACCCTAAGGGATATAGCAACAATATCTGCAAATAACGATGCTGATCTTGGATCCAAGATAGCTGATGCCTTTCACGCTGTTGGTCTAGAGGGGACTGTTGCTGCAGAAGCTGCTCCGGGGGCTGATACATCAGTTAGGTTTATAGATGGCATCGAAATAGAGGCTGGGTACATTTCTCAATCATTTTTAGTAAACCAAGGTCAGTCTGACATAAGCCTGGTAAAGGCCAGGATTCTTTTGTGCGAAGATGAGCTATCCTCCATAACACCCTGTTTGGGACTTCTGAATAAGGTGTCAGACGAAAATACTCAACTGCTTATTATAGCTAAAGATGTTAAGAAAGAGGCTCTAGCAACCTTAGTAGCCAATAATAAGATAGGTAGATTAAATTGTGTGGCAGTAAAGATGCCTGTTATGGGTGTCGGCGGAGTTGAAGGGGAGAAGGAGTGGATGGACTGCTTGGCTGCGTTATGTGGGGCAAATGTTGTGGGCAAAGATAGAGGGATCCCTTTGTCTCAAATGACCTTTGAAGACCTTGGATATGCAGAGAAAGTTTCTGTGAATAGGTTTCTAACGAAGATTTTAGAGGGCGATAAGAACGAGGCAAAAGTTGCAGACAAGATAGCGCTTTATGAGGGTGACTCCAAGAAGTTGCTAGGAGAGAAAAATCTTTTAGATGTAAAGAGAAGAATGGCCTTTCTTAAGAGTAAGGCTGCGATGATAACGGTGGGTTATTCAACTGAGCTTGAGCTTAGAGAAAAAGGAGATCGAGTTGACGATGCAGTTTGCGCGACCAGGGCCGCCATAGAAGAGGGGGTTTTACCCGGTGGTGGTGTGGCTATTTTGCGAGCATCAAATAGGGTATCTTTAGATGATCTAGAGGCGGGGCTTCGACCTGCAGCGAATGTTCTCTTGCAGGCCTGTCGAAGGCCTATTCGTCAGATAATTGAGAACGGTCATGAGGACCCCGAGCCTATAATTAACACTATACTTGAGAATGATGATCCTGAGTTTGGGTATAATGCAGCGACCTCTGCATTTGAAAAGCTTATAGAGAGCGGTGTAGTGGACCCAAAGAAAGTGACAAGAGTTGCTCTGCAAAATGCGGCAAGTATATCATTGTTATTGATAAATACCGAAGCAATAGTATCTGAGCAGCCTGATGACCCATCTAGTTGGCAGCCCCCGCCTGGATGGAGACCACCTGAAGAGGGCGTTTTAAGACATAAGCATTAGGAGAAATAAATGGCTAAGAAAATAACAGCTAGCGATGCAGAGAAAGAGATATCTAAGTTTTTTGGCGAGGACACAATATTTTTTGATGGAAATATATCTACAAAGTATGACGCAATAAGTACTGGAAGTCCATCTTTGGATGAGTCAATTGGAATCGGCGGCATACCTATGGGCAGAATAACTCAGCTAGCTGGGAAGGAAAGCTCTGGAAAGACAATGCTTGCCCTTTCCTGCATTAAACAATATCTGGATAAAAACCCAGATAATACGGCATTATTTATTGACGCAGAGTATACATATGACCCGGCTTGGGCGGCCAAACAGGGCGTTGATACAGAGAGGGTTATGGTTATAAAGACCAATGAGGCCAAGGCAATATTTGAAGGCTTGATAGGCAAGGTTAAGGTAAATTCTGTTACTAAAAAAGTTACAAAAAGTATGCGAGGTATTTTAGATCACGTAATAGAAGGGACTGACCCTAGATTCAAAAATCTAGGAATAATAGTCCTTGATTCAATTGCCGTTCTAAATACTCCGTTAGAAATGGGGGCAGATATTGGCAAGGCTAATATGGCTCCTATTCCAAGATTTTTGTCAACAGAGCTAAAGAAGCTGACTCCAGTTGTAGCTCAAGCCAACGTTGCCTTCATAGGTATAAATCAGGTAAGGGTAAATTTGGGACAGATGTTTGGAGATCCAACCACATCTCCAGGGGGCAAGGCGCTCAAGCATGCGTGCAGCCTCATGCTTAATATGGCCCCAATACTTTCTGCAGATTCTGTTATTAAGAATGGCAGCGGAGAAAAGATTGGACACACAGTTCGCGCAAAAATTCAAAAAAACAAAGTAGGAGCGCCATTTAGACAGGCGGAGTATAAGGTCGAGTACGAAAAGGGCGTTGTGAATCAAAGTGAGGAGATCTTTAACTTGGCTATAAAATATGACCTAATTGAGAGGCCAAATAATCAAAGCTATGTAGTTTACGGAGAGAAGATACGAGGAAGAGATGCCGCATTAGCCGCTTTCTCTAAAGATAAAATGGCCTTAGAGGAGTATGATCTAAAGATAAGAGACATGTATCTTTCCGGGGTTCGGCCAGGTGAGGCGGAGGGCGCAGATGAAGAGCCAAATCCACTGATAGGGGAAATGGAGTGAAAAATGTTAGTACAGTGTAATGTAAAGTGCCAGACAACCGTCGATGCATCATTGGATGTTGACTCAGATGAGGTTATATGCGGAGAGTGTGGTAGCGTTTTATCCGATGTTTCAAAATATTTAAAATTGTCAATGAAGACAAATGGCGATATTTTGAGATCGAAAAATAAAAAAGCATTTGTCTTTTATTGCCAGACTCATGATGAACATGTAGAGACAGTTTTTGTAGAATCAAGGCTTGTAGGTAAAACCTGCCCAGATGATGGCGAGTCATGTAGAATAAATGTAACACAGCATATGGTAAAGGCGATAGAGGAAACCGGGAAGTATTTATCTAAGGTGGAGAAGCATGACGAATCAGCATGAACAATTAAGCGCCTTAATAAATATATGTCACTCAAATATAAGAAATTCAAAAAGTTGTCTCAAATATTTAATAAAGGAGAGACAGCTTTCGAAGCGGTCTATTATTGATAATAAGATAGGGTTTTTTCCTCAGAATATAGATGTTCTCACTAAGTATGTATCTGAGGATCTTTTAAATAAGCTAAATATATTAAATTACTCTAGGGATAGTGATTTTTTAAATTACTTTTATTTGATATTTCCGATATTCTCTGAGTACGGGGAGCCCGTTGGTGTTAGCGGCAGAACTCTTATTGGAGACCCTGAAAGAACGGTGCTTGGAATTCCTAAATATAAAAACTCTTCTTACAAGAAGGGGAATATCCTGTATGGGCTAGACAGAGCTAAGGCCTCGTGCCTTAAGAGCTCAAACGCTTATGTTGTAGAGGGGTATTTCGATCAAATAGCTATGTGTCAAAATGGTCTTGAAAATTCTGTCGCCATATGTGGCACGTCTTTTTCTCAAAATCATTTTATTAAATTAGCAAGATATACAGACAAAATAACTTTTATTCTCGACTCAGATGATGCTGGCCAAAAATCAGCAGAGAGAATATATTCTAAATATATAAACAAAGGTATAAAGCTAAGGTTCTTAAGAGTACCCGATGGAAATAAAGATGTAGACGAGTATTTTCGAAATCACAATAAGGCTGATTTTTTAAGAGACTTTAAGCAAATAATTCCAGATATGTGGTAGGAACTGTGGCAAAAAGAAAGAGCAAATCGTATCAATATAAGATTGTGGAGATATCCTTCGAATCTCTTAAGTTAAATAATTTTTCAACTGACAGAGGTATGGGCCAGGTCTTGATGGCTAACTCCTGTGATGAGAGAATCACTGATCTCAAGGAGGAGCTTTTAGATGAAATATATGATATCGTTAACGGCGCTTACCTGACAGAGCATCAAAAGAAAATTCTTTTTATGAGATTGATGGGCAAGACTCAAAATGATATAGCTGAACACTTGGGGATAACTCAATCGGCTGTGCATAAGGCTATGCATGGAAATATTGATTATAAGAATCAAAAGAAAAGGTATGGCGGAATAATAAAAAAATTACAAAAGATTTGTAAAAACCACGAAAGGGTAAATGAAATTCTGGCTGAAATCGCTAAGATCAATAAAGGTGTAGAAGAATAGTCTATTAATTATAAGAGTACCTTAAGATAGGTGGAGACATTCTTTTCTATTAATAAAGATGAAAATTACACAAGGAGCATATGCATGTCGGAATTAGATAGTATTTTAATAGAGCTACATAAAAAGCGGACTGCCAGTATTTCCTCAAAAAATCGCATTAAATTGACTGATGATTTACAGATTAAAAAAGTAGCATTCGATATGTATCGTGTGTTAAAGGATCAATATAATGATCTCTGGAAGGTCGAAGATGTTGAGGGAGAGCGCTTTTTAGTTAGAAGTTCTAACCCTGAATATACCACAAAAGAAGAGGGGTCGTGGATTGTTACTGGCAACTATGACAGCGACAATGTAACCCTGTCTTATAAAAAAGTTCCTATATGTAGTTTTTCCTCAGATGAGTATGGTTTTTCTAAAGATGATATTTTTACATTTAAGTCAGCACTGCTAGATGTTATAGAGTCCGACGAAGGCTTTGTCAAGAAGGTTATAGGCAGACAGCCGGAAGCAAAGGTCGCTGCCATAAAGAGCCTTTTTCCAGAATTATTAAAATAAGGGTATATAATGAGTCACATAAAAGATATTGCAAGACAGGCCGAGATGGCTTTAGATAAGATAAAGAACGGAAAAACCTTTCCGGCATCTTATGTTGTTGCCAGACTTGAAGCTGCTTTAGAGAAACATCCCCATGATGCCCTAATCGGTACTATGCGGGACGTTCTTTCTAAGAGGGCCGGCAACGATAGTTTTTTTAACCAAAGAGAGATAGCGGAAACCTATGATAGCCTGTACGGTATGTCAGGGCGTAACTCTAGGTTTAGAGAGGAAGCTGGAGATCTCTTGCCGGGTAGTCACGCTTCAATTCCTGCAAATACCTCTGGAGCAGAGGGCTCTAGAGTCCCGCTCGAAAAGTCTCTAGAGCCAATGTATGAGGCTACGAAGCTTTCAGAGGAGTTGGCAGGTGTTTTTTCTTTGAATAAGAAAGGATCTTTTTCAGCCTTCTCTGATAATACCCTAAGAAAAGCTGAGAAGTTTACAAGGCTGCAGCTGCAATCTATGGATTGCGTTCCGCAGACTGTTAAGGCAGTCAGATCTAATGATCATTTTGTTTTATGCACAGCATCAATAGATACGTCTGATTTTACTCAAGTAGAGGTCGCGATCCCCGTACAGGTTACGAACGGAATCCCATCTCTTCCTACAAATTTTGTCCAGGGCGATAAGCTGGTGAAGCTCAATAAGGCGAATCTTTATGTCTTCGTAAAGGATAAGAATAACTTTAAGAAAAAGTCTTCGAAGCAAAAGTATTCAAACCAAAGATCATTCGGAACCCTAGACACAGGGACTCCGGTTACTCCGGCTTCGCTTGAAGCTTATACAAATATAGAAGACAGCTTGGTAGAGGCGGCAACATCTTTTTCTAAGAATCAGATAAATATGGCAAGAGGCGTAATTGCATCGCAGATGGCAGGCTTTGGAATTCCTAACGCTCAAATCAAGGTCGCTTCATCTGATAGCAAGACATTAACTTTTAATTCAGATATTCCAACCGATAGGGGGCGAGTGATTATAAGTGTTCCCGTAGACATGCCAAATGGCACCCCCGTTATCCCCGGTAAGTTTAAAGTTGCCGGAAAAGTATATCCTCTTAATGAAAAAGGCTTGAGGCAGATAATAGAGAGCTCAAAAACTGACGCTTCAGTAAAAAAGGTTTCTAGAGAGGTCGAGGAGATGGACAGACTATCTTACCCTCAGCTTATAGATCAGGTAACAGAAGGGGTTGCGGCGAGTGACCTCAGGAGGGCCGAAGACGCTCTAACTACAATTGAGGCAAAGTTTGGTGGGCAAAAATATATATCAGCACTAGATATGTTTTCAAAACTTTTAAAGCACTCGTCCAATAACACTGCGAGAGATGAGCACATAAAGAAAGCTTTTGATAGAGGGGATCTCATAAGAATTCCCACGTCTGTGCAGCTTTACTCTCCTAGATTGGGACTGCTGGCAGACAAGATTGCTTTTGATGAGAAGGGGAGAATGATTCCGGCCACTAGAGCTTTAAAGTCAGATCCTCTCAGGGAAACTGGAGCTATGATCTCTGCTTCTAAAATAGTATTATCATAGGAGAATAGCATGAGGAAGACAAGACGCGGGATATCAAAAGTGGCCCTAGGAGATCAGCACGGAATCTTCCAACACTTTCAATCCAATACTACAGATTATGCTACAAGGGAGAGGTATCTCTCACAGAGGGGCGGTGAGGCTCCAATTGGCAGAGATACAGACTCTCTTTATAACATAGCGCCTGAGGGTGATGATTCAAGGGTTCCCACGGAATATGTGGCACCTCATTTGTCGACTCGATACTCTCCAGACAGAGTGGGTGTGCAAGCCCAAAGAGTGTCCGATGGAGTTTATCAGGACCCTTATACAAATAAGGTGTATGATTATAACGAAGGCTTTAAGACTGAAGACGGAAGGTCTTTCCCTGGCGGAAGTGCATCATTGCAGTCTAGCCTTACAAGGGCTGCAAACGTTCTTGATAGAAACGGGCTGGTGAAACAAGCCAATGCCATTGACAAGGTTCTCGAAAGACTTTCAAGTAATAAAGAATTTAAGAAATTGGCCGATAATAACCTTGTTTGGGATACAAGTGATACATTGTCAAAAGAAGAGGCCGATGAGCTTGGACTAGTAGGTGACGAGCTGAGGCTAGACGATCCTATTGGCATAACGAAAGAAGAGCTTGTCCAAGGATGCGTTGAGATGGATCTAATAGATATAGTAAGAGCTCTTTTCTCAGCACATGAGGACGTATCGTCTCCCTACAAGTTATCGCCAGCAAGACTCAATGACCTAGATCCGTGCAATCTTACAGAAGATGAAAAGAGAATTGTGGGAGGCGAGAAGACGGCCTTGGCCCGCACAGTAAGAGCTCTAATACTTGCTTCCAATACCCTCGATAAGCTTGGACTTAAGCGTGAGTCTGACGCAATAGACTTAAGCACAAAAGAGTTGGCAAAGCATGCCAAGGCTCAGTCTGGCTTTAATCCCATCATAAGCGTTGCTTCGTCATTAGATGAGTATGGCCTTCATTATGTATCTGATTCTTTAGACGCATGGTTAAAAAAGAATTATAAATAGCATACCTCAAAACTCTATACTAATGTTAATGCTCTGGTTAAGTAATATATAACCAGAGCATTTTTTTTAACTGGAGAAAATATGAGTAAAAAAGTATTAAATCATCCCGATAAAGAGGATATGATTAAGAGGCTCTTGGGCGGAGACTCCGTGAAAGAGGTAGAGAGGTGGCTTAAGGAAAAATACCCTAGATCAAAAAGGCTGCATGTATCCTATATGACTCTTCAGAAATTCAGAGCAGAGCACTTAAACTTAAAAGGAGATGTTCTTGGTGATATAAAAAATCGCAGAACAGAGCTTGATAAAGAGACAATAGAGGCTGAGACGAGAATGGTCATACAGAATTCTTCTGCTTATCAACAGAAGATTGAGGAGATAGCCGAAGGAAAACTCGATGTATCGAAACGGCTTCTTGAGATGGATACCTTGATAAACTCTAGGCTAGAATTCTATTACAATTTGCTGGAAAATGGAGGTACTCTTCGAGAGGACAAGATTTTTATAGAATATATCAATACCATGAAAGGCTTAATGCAAGACTGGAAGAAGTATGTAGAGGGAGTCGCAGATAAAAGAATCGAGCATAATATTAATATTAATGTAGTAAATGAGCAGGCAAGGATTTTAAAAGAAACTGTAATTGATGTTCTTACCGAAATTAGCCCAGAATTAATAACTGTTTTCGTAGAAAGACTTGATATGAAAACGAGAGCACTTACGGGCTCTTATGGAGAGCTAGAGGGAGAGATAATAGATGTTGATTGATGGAAAAGCACATAAGGTATTTGATTTTAAAGATATCAATAGCCTAGTTTCTTTTGAGGAGTGGCTCAAGAGCAGTCTTTCAATATATCCTGAAGACGACACTATTCCGAGTTCACATATGATATCTTTATTAGAATATCTTCGAGACACTGTGCGAAATCAGAAGGTTATGGAAAAAAGAAAGTGGCTGGAGAAAATAGAGCTTTTAATTGAAAGGGTCAAAGAAAGGGCTAAGCAGTGAGTGCTAATATAAATATTAATGAGTTTTTTCTAAGAAAGCTTTCTAAAGTTAATTTACCCTTTGACTCAGAAGAGTTTGGTATTTTAACAAAAAAGGGAGCAAGGCTAACGGAACTTGGAATAGATTCTGGTGAAAAAATATTGTCGTATAAATTAGTCAAAGCTGCTGGTCGATCACTCGGAATAGATGTCCCAAGAAGTGTTTACTGTAAGGCTATAGAGCAAAAGGTTTCAAATAAAAATGATGCATATCTAATTCTTTTGGAGAATCGAATTAAAGAACGCGGAATAAAAAAGGTTGCGTACCCTAACCCTTTTGGGCAGAATTATGAGATAAAAGAGGAGGTGGATATAAATAAATGGTTAAAAACTGTTCATTTAATCTACGACTCCGTACAGAAGGGGCAGATGACAAAGCAGAATGCCTTAGAGTATTATAGTAATTTTTTAGATAAAGAAAGAGAAGAGGATACTCGGTTTAAAAAGTGGTTTAAATATTACAGTGAAGGAGAGCATCTAAAGTACTCTTCTGATGAGGAGCAAGATATGAAAAAGAGCGCTATTTATATGAGCAATTTGGGGCAAGGAAGCAGCCCATATACCCATAGTCGAGGCGGGTTCAATATGCCTGGGGATAGTTTTGATGGAGCGACTTTCGACGAAACAGCAGATAGGTCTAGAGTCGATGCTGATGAAAGTGATGCATTTAGCTCATGGAAGGGCAAGTTGCATGGAGCCTTAAGGCGTATAGATAAGCTTTTGAGAAGCAAACATATGGATGGGGAAAAATATAAGATGCTAGCAGAACATCTTCTTAACTTAAGTCACCAAGTTCACTGCCTGAAGCTTGCAAGCACAATTTCCGACGTAACACACAGGACTGCAAATACCCTTGAGAAACATGGCCAGGAAGACGTAGCAGAAATGCTTGTAAAAATAGCTCAGCAAATACCGGAAGATGCTGCTATTCCCGCGCCAGAAGAAGCTGTAGCGCCAGAAGAAGCTGTTGCGCCAGAAGAAGCTGTTGCGCCAGAAGAAGCTGTTGCGCCAGAAGAGGGGACCGCAGAGGCTGCTCCGGACCCTAACGATCCAAAGTCAGCCATACCTTCTGGAGATGATGTTGATCCAGTGGAGCTTAAAGACATAACTCCCGTCCCTGGTGCAAGAGAAGGCGAATATGAGGAGTTGGCTGGCTCCATAAATCTTGATGATGCAGCAAGAAAGCTCGATGAGGTTGCCGGCATGCTTGCGGATAGAAGGATAATTAGACAGCTTGCTGAGTTTGATATAATGCTGGATAAGATTGGAATTGCATCAATGTTTCCGGAGCTTGCAGAGTCTCAGAGTAAACTTATTGATGCCTTTTCGTACGCACTAACTAGGGTTACGAAGATGATGGGGCAGCTTGCTAATGCAAAATCTATTGCAGACAGTAGGAACGACTTGCCCGGAAGGCCCGAGCCGCAAGAAGAGTCTTTTGGCGCAGAGGTGCCCCAAGAGGAGCCGCCTCAAGAGCCTGAAGCATAAGAGATAGGGAACACAACTTGGACGAGATATGAATCTAGAGGAAATTTATAAAAATATATTAGATATATCATCTAGTAATTATATATCCGAACCAATGATTGTCGGCGGAATTCCGCGAGATATTTATTTAAACAAAATTACTAAAACTGATATTGATTTGACGACTAATGATGCAGATTCTCCTAGGCTTGGCATCTCTACATCTATGCAGTTAAAATTAGGCTTTAAAATGTTCGAAGACGGCCATGTATCAGTTTATACTGAAGGTAAAGCTCTTGATTTTTCAGGTAATTTTATTTCAGACAAAGCAGTAGGCTTTGCAAAGTCTGAGTATGGGGTCGAAGACAAGGGCCTTTTCGAGGTGTATAGTAGAGATTTTACTATAAACACTATGCATAAGAAGCTTTTTGAGCATGAGTTAATAGACCTTACAGGCTTGGCGGTTAAGGACCTGGAGAACAAGATAATAAGGCCCGTCACCACTTCAGAGATCTGTTTTGAGGATGATTTAAGAAGAATTTTTAGAGCAGTAAATTTTGCGGCAAGGCTCGGATTCACTATTGATGGAAGCATAATCGATTACGCTAAGAATAATATAAATATATTTTCAAGAGAAATGGGAAGGACCCTTCGAGATGCTTTTGTTACATCTATAGTTGGTGAGTCTATAAATGAAGATGCAGAAAAAACTTTGGGATATCTTGTGGATATGGGTATACTGTCGCTAATTCCTCTTACGGGATCTTTTAAGGAAGAGCTTATAAGGAGAAAAATGATAGCAAAATATCTTGATGACTCTATTACTTTAAATGATAAAAGTCTAAGGGACGTATATGTTTAAAAATACTAATACTTTGTTCTTTTAATAGGAAACGTTAAATAATGATCAGAGGAAAAACAAAAATATGTCCCTTTGGACTGTCGGTGCCTGGCGGATGTATGTCTGCAGGAGGTCCATCTAAGGAGGATGAATCTGCCGTTATATCCAAAATGGTGCCTCTTCACTTGGTTGAAAATGATGAGAAGAGGCAGGCTGTTTTGGAGGATAATTTAGAGGAAATGCTTTTGGCGGAAACGCCAAAGCAATGCCCATTCGCTGACAGGGTATACGAAGAGAGAGAAGCCGTAGATTGCAAGTTTGATGAGAACCAGCAATCTATGCCAGCAGGAAGTGCCGGGTTGAATGGGAGTCCCATGTACCCGCATATAATGATAGGAAATATGCCTAAAGCTCAATATGGTTATCCTATTAATTATTATTCTGACGATAATGAGAATACAGATGTTTATTATGGAATTTATAGCTTAATAGGATAGGAGAACACATGTCTAATAATTTTAAAACAATAACGATCTTTAAAGAATCTAGTTATAGTGACGCTGTTTCTTTTGCAGAAGATGACCATATTTCTTTTGAGGAAGACGGGTTTGAGGGTATGTCTCAAGAAGAAATTTTTGGCGCAGGCGCGGCTTCTGCTGATGTAGGGACAGGTGATGAGGGAGTAACTTTTTTTGAAGAAGAGATAGATGACCTGAAGGACGCGACCCTTGAAGACATCTTTGAACCTTTTGTGGATGGAGAGGGAAGCCTTGGAGATCTAGGAGAGAGGTTGGAGGATCTTGACGAGGATGTGACTCAATTCGTAGAGGAGCATGGTGATACGCCTTTGATAGATCTGTTGCCTGGTGCTGATGACTACCAGCCTGATGATGAGCCAGAGCCTGAAACAGATTATGCAAATGATAAAGATTTATCTAAGTTTATGAGTCATGTAGATGAGCTATACCCATCTCAGATACCAAAGCATGATGGAACATCCACTGTCGGATGTGAAAGAGCGGTGAGCTTCTTGGACCGGTTAAACGGAGATATATCTAGAGCTATACGAGAAGACCATGATAATGTCTTGGATATAGCTAAACTCGAAAGTGTCAGAGTTAATATTATGAGGGACGTGATAGTCCTAAAGGATCATTTGGGCAAACTAAAAAAGCAGATTAAGGATAGTCACAGCCAAAAGGATTCTAAAGCATCTTCTGTTCCAAACTGGAAGAGCCCCTCAGGAAGAAGTCTTTCTTACAAGCAGCTTAAGGACACAGAGGAGCTGAAGAAGAAGGCTGCAACTCCAAATAATTTGGTTATTGCGGTTTCACCTTTTGAGAGAGCGATATCTGGAATGATGATTAATGCGCATGTCTCTGCTGGACATCCAATGGAGGATGTCTACGCATCTTTGAAGAAGAAGTACAGTTTAACAGATCGTGAAGAGCTTTCTATTATGCAATTATGTATGGATAGCGGGTTTCACATTTTTAAAGATAGAGGATCTTACTCGCCAGGGCCGTCTAAGGATGACGACAACAAGCGCGGGGTCGATTTCGTAAGAAATTATTTTTCATAGGGGTTATATAGCATGGAATTAAAAGAATTATCAAAACTAGCAAATCATTTGGATACAAAGGGTCTTCAGAAAGAAGCTGATGTTTTAGACGCCTTTATGAAAGAGGCGGGGTTACTTGTGGACGTGGCCGCTTGGATAGCCGGAAAGCTATCTGATGAAACACTTTCGCAGATAGCAGCCACGCTGCCCGCAGATCGAATAGCGGAATTAGCCAAGAAAATGGGAGAGACAGACAAGGCAAAGCAGGAGAAGGTAATTCAATTGCTGGCCCAAGATGCTGAGATGCGAGAAGTAGCGCTGACAGCTTTGGGAATTCCTCCTGAGTTGGCAGGCGGCTTGTCAGGCGCTGCCGGTGAACTATTTAGCGAGATTAGCGGTAGTACGCCAGCCGCTAGTGAAGGATTGGTCGATATAGGCGCTGGTGATGCGGCAGACGAGCCCGGGGCTTTTGATTTAGACAGTATATTTAGATAGACTGCTAGCAGAATTCGGCAAGGCAGGCATTATAAGTATTTTCGACGGAGAGTAGACGATGAAGGTAAATAGACAAGAATTAACAGAAGAGTATAACACAACCGCTGGTTGGGTTAGGGACTTTTCTAATGGTTTGAGCAAAAATGCCGATTACCTTGCTAATCTTCGATCTATAATGAAAAAGAGAAAAGACTTTGATACTATAGACGAGAAGATGGCGGACATGAGGGCTAGAGCAGGCTTTGATCTCATAAAAAATGTTGATATCTCAGAAGAGGATGTTGCAAAGGAGGCGGGCTGCAGTTGCAATACCTGCGATAAATGCTCGAATAAGTCAGGAAAAGACGCCGATAAGAAAGATTTGGCCTTGAAATTGAAAGAAGTTATGAGATATATAGGCTCTTTTATAAAAGATAGGCCAGACGCTAGCTATGGAGCTGTAATAACACACTGCAGAGAGCATCCCCATCTTGGGTTCGATAAGCTTGAGAGACGGCTTAATCATAAGTTTGGAGATGCAGTACGTTCTATTCTTAAAAAGCACGAAAAAGATCCAGAAGCAGTAGAATATATATCGGGAGCTGATATGACCTCATCACATGATGATGATATGGCCGATTACTATTCTCATGCTAATGGATAATAATGTCAAAAGAAAAGAAAACAAATGAAAAGCTTTTTGAGCAGCTTAAAACTGGCTTTTTAGACTTTGATCCAGCTCATTTTGTTCAAAATAACCTTACTTTAGACGGAGCTAGTTTCCAGGTTCTTGATAACGGCTGGAAATTTATGGCAGAAGTTTATCGACATATAGCTCTTCAGGCTACAAGAAAAGATGGCAAACCAGTAGTTATAAAGAAGGGGCGACAGGTTGGGGCGACAGTAATGGCGGGCGCTTTGGACCTCTTCTTTACTAACAGCGGTCTTTTTTGCGACCCGAATATTAGGGTTGTTCACTTATTTCCCGCTTTAGCCCAGGTCAAAAAGTTTTCCCAAGACAAATTAGAGACGCTGGTAAGAACCTCCAGAGAAGATTTTATAAATAAAAATAAGCTTGTTAGTCAAAATTCTGTAGATAACTTGACGATGAAGCAATTCAATACCGGAACCTTATGGATAGATAGTCTCGGTTCAGACGGAGATAGGATTCGTGGTATGACGGCAGATATTGTTTTCTTTGATGAGGTTCAAGACATGTTTGGTCATGCGATTGGTAACGCAACAAAGATTTTGACAGCAGCAAAATATGGTCCCACGGGACAGGGGGTCCAAGTATATTTTGGCACCCCTAAGAGCAAAAACTCTTATTTTTCTACAATCTGGGATATGTCTGATCAAAGATATTATCACTTAGGCTGCATTAACTGTGAGAAGACCTATCCGTTTTATTTGCCAGAAGATGACCGATGGAAGTCTATATGGCTTTACGAAAATACTATACAGTGTCCAGAATGCGGCACCAAACAAAAGAAGGTCGAGGCGGTAGAAAGAGGCCGGTGGGTATCGTCTAGAGACCCAAGGGAATGCGAGTTTGTCGGCTTTCACATTAATCAGCTATACATACCTTATTTTACCAGAGAGAATATAGATAAGCTTATGCCTG